TACCTGGGACGACAATGGGAACTTAGTTATCGATTAGGTATGCGACCATGGATTTGTGTCGCTTACTCTGCACCAGTTGCAGCAGCATTCTCGGTATTCCTGGTATACCCATTTGGTCAGGGGAGTTTCTCTGATGGTATGCCTCTTGGTATTAGCGGGACTTTTAATTTCATGTTCGTTTTTCAAGCAGAACATAATATTCTTATGCATCCATTCCACATGCTTGGCGTTGCTGGGGTGTTCGGTGGAGCATTATTCGCAGCTATGCATGGAAGTCTCGTTACTTCCTCACTTATTAGGGAGACAACTGGTCTCACCTCACAAAACTATGGCTATAAATTCGGTCAAGAGGAGGAGACGTATAACATTGTTGCGGCTCATGGCTACTTTGGACGACTTATCTTCCAATATGCCAGCTTTAACAATAGTCGTAGCCTACATTTTTTCCTTGCTACTTGG